GGGGGGTAGGAAAAAATCACATTAGGAGATTGAATATTGATTCAATGTTGCATAATGTGAGATATAAATATATAAAAAGTCGTATATCAACTAAAGATTACTGTATTAAAAAATATGATGGCGGCGTGTTATTAAGACGTCGATAAATAGTATTTAGTATTATAAAATCCTAGGTTCAACTTAATATGGTAGGCCTAGTGATACTAAATGATTGAACTTAATTATGCCGGATTGTGTCTTCTTTTTTAATGTATTTTCAATAAAATATAAAAAGGAAAAAAAGAAAAAGAAAGTAAAAGGTCTGTCTCACGCATTTTCGTATTTTTTAGTTACATCGTGTATATCTATTATTTTAAAATTACTAATAATCTCATTTACAATATCCCTAGACATATCAGGAATAGATCTATATAATATATCAGACAGTATTCTACTAGACATTAGCCCGATAGGTTTTATATCATATATATTTAAAAATGTTTGTAATTCATGTAAGTTAAACTCTATAAACTCATATTCTGTTGTATAAACCGTATCTTCTAATCGAGTATCCTCATAATCTTTAGTTTTTTTTAACGCATTAATATAATTGATTTCATCCTTTATATATAAATTATATTCATCCACCGTCATATTTAAGGTATCGCGAAATGTATCATGTTCTTTTTGTAGTTTAATTGATGCATTAAATTCATCAATTGTTATATTTAGGTGTTTTGAAAGGTCAATATCAGTCATCCTATATATCTGATATTGTTAATTTTTATATCTTTTTTTCTTTAATCTTTATCTTTTTTTTCTTATCTGATTTTTTTTTTAGATTTATAATAATATTAAGTATCATTACATATTTTAAAAAGTATATGGAGAAATTAAAAAAGCCCAAGGAACAAAAACCAATTAAAAAACAATCCATTAAAACCGAAGATAATTTAATAACATATAATGTAATACCCGAAGCGAAGAATATTTTATTAACATTAGTCGAAAATGTAACCAATGATGATATATTTCAAAAACATTTAAATATATTAGAATCAGATGCAAAATCCGAACAAAAAGCGATTATAATTAAAAACACTATTAATAATATAAGAGTATTTAATACCAGTATAAACCCGCTATTTTTAGCGAAAGATATTGGCATTCTACTCGGTATATCCCATATTAAATATTTTATTCGGCAATTTGAACCCGAGGAAAAATCAATAGGATATATAACATTGCCAAACTCAAAAATAAAGAAGGTATTATTTTTAACGAGGCTTGGTATATATAGATGCTTTTATGCAAGTAGATCACCCCTTGCCAAGTTATTTCGTAAGTTTATAGGTAGTTTAATAGACCATATTATAATACATGAAAAAGAAGTACTACAAAAGGTTTCTACTACATTTAAAGCGGAGAATTCGGTGTTAATAGAACAAGGAATGAATGATCTGGAATCTAAATTAATAGAATACCAAACTAAGTATATAGAAGAACAGAAAAGAGCCGAAGAACTAGAAGTAGAACGCGACGAAGAACATAAAAAACGCAAAGATGCGGAGGCCGATGTTGCAGAGATTGATATAATAAATAGTTATAATATGATGCAGATAGAACAATTAAAAAAAGAAAAAGATATGTGTATTAATCGAATTAAGTCCATTAAAAACACAGTTTCTACAGATAATGATTCTATAGATTTAATCGAAGTTAAATTGCTAAAAGAAATGTTTATGAAACAGATATATATAAATATATTATACCCAACCTATTTTTTAAAGCTATTGAAATCACTACAAAAAAACGATGATAATTTAAAGAATCAACGCGGCAAAACCGACGAATTAACTGGCGAAATGAACAGCGATGACGACGACCCACAGACAAATACCAAGAAAATATCCATGGAAAAAATAAAAGAGTTAGAAAATGATATGGCTATCTATAAACGAAATTTCGATAATATTTACTTCGATTCAAAAAAAACAACCGATAATTTAGGCGCTGATATAGAAAAGGACGAAATATTATATTATCACATAAGCTTTGCCCGAAATTCTGCAAAAAAAGATAAATTAATGTATGTTTCATCACAACATGTTTTAAATAAAATACATTATAATAAATTAATTATATCCTTAGCCGAGAACTGCGAAACATTGGAAATTAATAAATTAGTGTTATTTAAAACATCATTGGAAGAAATAGCCGACATAATACGAGAAGAATTTATAAACCTAAAATAACATACAATACTCTTCAAATATTTTTTTACACGCCAATGCAACTTTAACCTGCATTTGAGCCCTTTGTAATTTGTCGTTAGTATTCGCTATATATTCGCCGTTAGTAATTTTATATATTTTATATGTTTCTTTCGATGAATCATATAAACATATATAAGCATATGGGATAGTAACATTAATTTCACATAATCCCTTTTCTAAATCAGCGGGTCTGAAAGTAGGTAAACTGAAACCTGTAGTGGAAATGCCTATACGCGATTGAAACATATCAGAGACATTTTTTGCCATGCTATAGGTAGTAAAGGGATTTGCGAAGTTATTTTTTTCGGCATATTCAGCATCTACGCCTAATATCTTCTCTTGTGTTTCCATATTATATGCTATAATACCACCTAGAAAAAATTTACTAGAGCCCGGTTCGGAACATAAGGCATTGGAAAGCGCCCCCGCTGTTATAGACTCGGCGACCGAAACTGTTAATAGGTTGTTATTTGGCGGCGTTAGTGGAATCGTTTTAAACGAGTCTTGAGTATAATCAATATTAATAACAGAATCGATATCAGTCGGCATTGTTTCATTTATAATGATACGGTTAATTTTTTGCCACTCGTCGTTATTTTCATCGAATATTTCGGTTGAATCATATGACATTCCAAAAAAATATTAGTATATTATTAAGTTAAAGTAATCTTCGAAATATAAAAAGAAAAAAAGAAAAGAAAAGGAAAAAGTAAAAAAAGGAATGGTAGTTTATTTCTAGAATATCCCAGAGGGATAACTAAGGAACCATTAAACCTTCTCTACCCCACAAGTCCGTGGACTGCTTTGTAATTGAGTAAATGGAAAACGACACAACAATTGTTTTTACAATTTTTATGATGTTTTCGTTAGAACCATTCCTTAAATATATATTAATATTATTTCATTTTTCATCTATATATGTCGATATATTACGAAAGCCAGAGAGACGGATTGTGTAGATTGCATAGCATTAATGCATATTTCGGCGGCCCCAAAATTTCAGAACGTGAATTTAATCAATATATGGATGAATATAATACATTATACGAAACTAAATATCATGTTAAAGTGAAATGTCAGGATTTTGATTGCATTGTTTCTGACCAAAAAAATATTGTTTCGTTTATTTTGAAAAAACACCGCGTATATACTCGGTATTACGCGATTAATGAAATTTATTCGAGGCGTATTGATATAATACTTAATATTTTAAAGGGTGATTTCTTTTTTATTTTTAATGAAAATCATATTTATGGAGTTAAATTGCATAATAATTGGTATAAGGTAGATTCATTATCCGGGGTTCAACAAATAGATATTAATTGCTTAATGCATGAAAAAAATATAGGATTTATAGTTCCCGTTGATATCAAACAAGAATTTTATCACAATATATCTTTAATTAAGTCAATACTTGGAACTAAAGATATGCACAGTATAAGAGAATACCTTATAAAAAAACACACTGAAAAAAAAATACTCGATTCGCTAGAAATTCCAATAAGTATATGTATCGATATATTAGAGACAAATTTATCTTTCAAGAAAACAGGGAATTATGAACCGATTAAACAAAATGTGTTAAATTACAATGAATTTATAACACAATTTTCTAATAAACGATATAATGACCTAGAATTAATACTAAAATACATACCAGATATATTATTTCAGTTGATCCAATTATCTTAATCAATAGCCGTATCATAAACCCATTCTAATATATCAGAACTATTATATTTTCCGTCATATGTAGACCTAGAACCATTTGTAAAAACCTTTACTAAACACATACCTTTTACTTTAAAATTTCTTTTAAATTTTTTATTTTTTGGGTCGTCGCAGTCTATTTTTATTAATTTAAATCCAGATAATTTACTTTCAACTGAATCAAATTCATCCTTTAATTCGTTATATTTTGATTCATCTGGGTAAAATAAATAAATCTTTATTACATCAGTTTGATTATATTGAAAATAAATTATAGAAATTAATATTAGGATTAATATAATATAATACATGTATATAACACAGAAAATAATTAAATAAATTAAATGTCTAAACCAGATGATTGGGATAAATTTAGAGTACTAATTTTATGCTATAACAAAAAATTAAAACGTACTGGTAAAGGATATTTACAAGGTCATTTATATGCTCGTCTAATGAATCAGAAGATATATGAAAATAACATTACTAAAAGACAAATTATTGTTCATACCGCTGATTATGAAGATCGCAAATTTAATCTGGATGACTTTCATAAAAAACATATAATAATCAAGGAACCTAACTTTGAAGGAATACAGTTAGGACACTATAATATATTATTTTCATTCGATTGTGCTAATTTGTTTTGCAATTATCCGGCACTGCCATATGAACAAAAGTGGGTTAGATTATTAAATGCCCGCGTCAGTCATTATAAACAACATATATTAAAGACTCTAAATGATAATGGGGTTGCATATATAGGTAATATACACGATGAATACAAAGACGAAAAATATTTTGGCGATAGAACTATAACAAAGTTACATCACGATCACGATTTCCTTGTAGGAAACAATGTTTATTATAAAATTAACAAAAATATACCATACGATGTAGATCAGGAAATTTATGAGAATATCTTACCAGATAATGGTGCTTATAGATGTAATAAAATAAATGATAGAATAAAATTATTATTTGATGCAACGTCGAGTTTAATGACAAATATATTCAAGTCTATTTTACCGAATGGTATAGAAATACCAAAAAAAATCATTAGAAACAGTAATACTTGCTGGTTCAATGTATGCGCAATGATTATTTCGTATGCATTTAAAGACTCTGATGAAAAACTATCAGAAAATGAATATAAAGAATGTTTTAAACTTATAGAAGAAGCTAATAGTAACCCATCTTCTGCAGGTAATATGGGAGTAATATTTAATTCTATTAATTCACGTAGACAATTCAAGTTTGTCATAGCAGAATACTTTAAAAGTCAAGGAACAGAAACCGGGGTAAGTATTATTGAGCCCCCCGTATTGGACCGTAGTATAGAACATATGGATATTTTGTATGCTTGTAACATAGGCGGACACTACCAATTATATTCGCATAAAAATACACCTAAATTCAATCAAGATGTTATACAACACTTAAAAAAAATTCATAATAATGAGAGAGCTAAAAATTATTCGGAAGAAGATGAATTGATTTGGCAAGAATATAACGAACAAGTCAATGGAAAAGTACTAAATAGACTTTTAGATGAACAATCAAAAATTAAAGATCCAGATAAAAAGGCCATTAATGAAGTTCAAATAAAATCATTATTCGACCAATCATTATCGAAACCAACTCAACCAGTATCAGACAAAGGAAAAGAAAGGTTAGAGCGTATAGCAAGAATGAAAGAAGAAATGAGACAACAGGAATTAGAACAAA